TCAAACGCCCCGGCGCATCTGCTGCAGACCGGCCCTCACCCGCGCCTTCTGCGGATCCCTCGCCCTGGGCTTCGTCGCTGCCGGCGGCTTGCGCGGCTCCAGCGCTTCCTTGACCCGTTCCAGCTCCGTCGTGCCGGCCTCCGCCAAACGCCGGGCCTGCTGCAGCTGCTCTGGGGTGGGTGGCAATCCGGGCATCGGCGGCGGCAGCTCGGTCGGCGTGCTGTCCACCAGCCTGGCCACCGCTTGGCGCAGTCTCAGCTCCGGGTAGAGCCTGGTCGCGCACCACCGCTCGGCGTAGCGCTTGCCCTGCTGGATGCTGGCCGCGCGCACGTCCTTGGTCTGCCACATCTTCCTGGCATCCATGTGCACGCGCGCGCCGCCGTCCTTTGCCGGCGTGACATGGACGATCTGCCGACCGCTCCACCACAGCACCCAGCCGTCGCCCATCTGGACCCAGCCAGAGGGTGGTGGTGCTGAGCGGAAGCCTTGGTAGCCGTGCGAGGGAAGCATGGCAGGAAGGATACGGCCAGCGGTCGCAAAGGCTGCGACAAGGGATCGTTCACCGGCTGAACCGTTCGGCGAAGGAATTGTTAAGCGCTGCATCGGCGATTTGACGCAATCGTCAATTTGCCCGAATTGCAGGGTCGAGTCTGACTCGACTCTGTGCCGGCGCGGCGCTGCTCAAACGCCCCCGAGTTGAGCTGCCTGCGGCCCCGGATCCGGTAAGGTCAGGATGCCCGCTCTGCCCGACCCGCGCCATCGGGCAACCTCGCCCTGTCGGGTCGGGCTGTCCCTACACGCCCCGGGCACGGCCGGCCGGGCTACGCTCCTGGCATGTGCGGCCGATTCGTCCAGGTTCCCGTTGTCGACTTTGGCCAGCCCGGTCTGGCAGACCTTGCCCCCGGCTTGGCCGAGATCCAGCCCTGCTACAACTTGGCGCCGACGCAGCGTGCGTCGATCATCCTGGACCGCGGCGAAGGCCGGCAGGTCACCCGGCTGGCTTGGGGGCTGCTGCCGTTCTGGGCGAAGGCCAAGGGCCTGCAGGGCTCGACCATCAACGCCCGCATCGAGACGGTGGACACCAAGCCGGCCTTCCGGGCAGCGTTCAAGAAGCGCCGCTGCGTCATCCCCATGGCCGGCTACTACGAGTGGTCGGTGAACCCCGAGGACGGGAAGAAGGACCCGTGGTTCATCCATGCCACCGGTCCACTGCTGGCCGCCGGCCTGTGGGAGGACACCAGCCACCTCCTGCCCGACGGCAACCTGGGCACCTTCACCATCATCACCGGCGACAGCAGCGGCGTGTCAGCCGAAATCCACGACCGCATGCCGGTGTGGCTGCAGGCCGGCCAGATCGATGAGTGGATGGCCGCCAGCCCGGACGATGCCATGGCCATGCTGCTGGCCAGCGAGACGCCGGGCATGGAGGCCTACCGCGTCAGCCGCGCGGTGAACACGCCCCGGAACAACCGCGAGGGTCTGCTGCAGCCCGTGGCCTGAGATCACGTTCGCGGCGGCCAAACGCGAACGGTTTTCCATAAGGCGCCTGCCCCAGATTGGGCGTAACCTCTCCCTTGTTCGCAGCACAACACAAGGAGAGCGTCATGCGCGTATCGATCTTTGTCGCAGCCCTGGCCGTTGCCGTCGCCGGCCATGCCCTCGCTGACTCCACGCAGGATCCAACCCATCTGTACGACGAAGTGTCGACGCAGGGCGAGACCATGGATGCGTTTGTCGCTCGCATCAGCACCAAGGCGATCGAGGTCACGGAAGAGCGTCGCGTCTCCATCTGCGGCGTCATTGGTCAGTCCGGTAATCGGTTCGGCATTCGCGTGGGCACCAGCAACACCTGGAAGAAGTGCGACATCGACCTGGCCAACACTGTGGCCGGGTTCACGTCGACGGGAATTACCTTCCACACCACCACCAGCGACGAGGGCAGCCAGCGCGGCTTTTCTGCCGAGAACTTCAAACGCCCAGGTGGGTATGTAGCGTTCGGCAATGTGGTCCGCTACCAAGAGGGTCGCACCAAGGATCGAATCGTTAGTAGCCCGTGATATCGAGCGCGAGGTAAGCCCCTACCCCCGACGATATCAGGCCGATGTCGGAGGGGACGCCCGGTGACGAGATAACGGTGTGCACCATCATTGATTCCCCTTGGAATACACCGTTGTAGATGCGGGCACCAGGAATGTAGGTGTACTGATCGATCTCTGCCGGGTTCACCTCTGGCTGATTGATCCACTGCCGGGATTGCTGGATGCCAGCGCCGCCAAACGCGATTGCGTATGTCCTCGATGGATCAAGCGGGACGTTGTTGGTCGCACCGATCAGCTGGCCCGCGACTCGCATCCATTTCATCCCGGAGTCAAAGACAAGCTTTCCATCACTCTCGCGCCAGAGCTTCAAGCCCCTTGTGCTCGACACGATGAAGGAAGGGACACTGAATACATACCAGTCGAATGCGACGGGACCTCCCTGCGTGCGAATCAGGAAGGTGTAGACGTTGCCGCTGATAGAAAGGCCAACGATCCCAATGTACTTCGAGGGGTCGTGAGTTCTCAGAGCCAACTGAGGGATCGCAGCGGAAGGCAATGAGATCGGAAGGGTGTAAGTACCGTAAGCGACCTCAGCATTCGCTGCTGAGGTCTCGCCGCTTCCAAAGGAATACAGCGAGAGGTTCTCATAGTTCTGATCGATGGTCAGAACGCTGCCACCGTTGGTCCAAACTTTGAATCCAGCAGCCATCACCAGAGCCCGTAGTAGAGAGTGCAGGAAGTACGCGTGTTGTCAGTGAAGTTCCACGCCAGGCGAGATACGGCGGGACTCAACACGGTGATTGTTACGTTGGGCATGCCCATTGTGGGTCGGCTGGGATCCGTCGTAACGGCGAAGAAGAACACGTTGTTCCCCTGTGTAGGCACATCGATGAATGAGTCCTGCGTTCCGGTTCCGATCGAGCCAACCAACCTGGTCAAGCGGGTTGTCAGGTCGAACTTTACCGACCCATCGTTGTTCCAAACCTTGAAGCCAGCCGCCATCAGATGTTGTCCCCCATGGCGACGAGCGGCTGCCCGTTGGCCGCTCGGACGATGATGTTCTGATCATTGATCGACAGATACCCGCTACCCACTGGACCGTTCATTACCAGGCTGCCGTTCTTGTCCAGCTTCCACCGCGGCTGCCCACCAGCACCGACCGCCGTGGACTGGATCACATCCCCGATCATCGCGTTCTGGATCCAGCCGGTGCCAATCAGCGCCTGGCTGATGAAGGTCTGGCCGCCCTGCACCACGAATGGTGCGGTGGTCACATTGTTGGCGATGTTGATCAGTGCGAAACGGTCCACCTGGAACAACGCCTGGCTCTGGAAACTGCCGTCGGGCTGCTGCTCGACGCCCAAGCCGAAGCCTGCGCCGTAGATCCGGCCGTCAGAGGTGACCTGCGCGCGTAGGGTATAGGTAGCGCTGATCTTCCCGTTGAGGTCGACCACGGCCAGCGAGGTCTGCTCGACCGCAGCCTGGGTCTGTCCAACCTGCGCCTGCACAGTGTCTGTCCGCTTCGCCTGGGCGTAATCTCCCTCGGCGATCACCGTCTGGATGGTCATGGTCCCGGCAAAGACGGTTTCGTCACCGGCGCCCCAGTCCTCATCGCCCGCGGCCTGCACATCGAGCTGCACGAACAGGCCCTCGGTCTTCTGCCCGATAGCCTGCAGACCCGTTTCCGGATCGTTGATCTCCAGTTCCAGCGTATCCACCCGGCCGACAATGGCGCCGGCCTGCGCGATCGCATCGCCCACGTCCTGCCAGTTCGTGCCGGGCGGCTCCTCGTTGCCGGGCTCGGTTCCCTGCCAGCTCCAGATCTTCCCGTTGTGCACCACGGTCTGACCCGGCTCGTAGGTCGCAGCGGCGTCCCAGATCAGCGGCACGATCTGGTCGATGCTGTCAATCTTGTCGCGCAGCGCCTGGCCCAGCGCGCTCTCGCTGATCTTGCCAGCGAAATAGGCGTCGTAGTCGGACTGGTTGGTGCTGGCCTCGCCCATCACACCGGTTCCTTCCGGATACCAAGGACCGATGTTGCCGCTGCGGTCGACCAGCCGCGCCCAGAAGAAGAAGCGGGCGCCGGCGGCCAGGCCGTCCAGTTCCAGCCGGTTCTGCGGATAGGCATAGTCGCCCAGTTTCGTAGCCGTCTCGCGGTTCGGGCTGGGGCTGCGCCAGATTTCGGTGCGCTGCGTGTCCGTCGCCCCGGGCGGGAAGGCCCAGGCCAGCCGGATGCCGAACACGATGGACGTTGCGGTCAGCGAGGTCACCGCCGGCGGAGGCTCGGTCTTGCCCGCGATCGTGGTCAGCGGACTCATGGCCGGCAGTGACACGGCATTGAGCGCATTCACCGCCCGCACGCGCGCGAGGTACTGGCCGGCATAGATGCCGGGCACCTCGATGCTGGTGGTGGCCACCCGGCCCGCGCGCACCCAGTTGAGGTCGTCTCGGCGCCACTCCACGTCGTAGGCGATGGCCTTGTCCGCTGCGTCCCACTGGATGGTCAGCGTCGGCGTGGCAATGCCCTGCTCGATCACCACGTGCGAGGACAGCGCCACGTTGGTCGGCGGCGGCTGCACGCTGGGCGGGATGATGCTGATCGGCGGCAGCTCCAGACGGGTGCCGTCGTCGATCGCGGCGTACTTCCCGGGGACATGCTTCAGCGCCGTCACATTGAAGGTCAGCCCCTCGCCTTCCTCGATGCCGATCACACGGAACAGCTGCAGCACCAGGTCACTGGATTCCGTGGCCCATACAGACTGCGGAACCGGCACAGCGCTCCACGGGGCCGATACGGTGACGACGCCTGTCGATGCATTGACGCTATTGACCGTCCGCGCCTCCGTCCTGCCGTTGGGGAGCGTGGCGCGCAGCGTATCCCCGACTTCCATGGTGTCCGGCACAAGGTCCAGCGTCAGACTGTTGGCACTGGCGGCCCGGACGCGACCAGCGTTGCGACGGCCTGCCCGGTTCGGATCGGACACCTGGATCACGTCACCAGGCATGCAGTTCAGAGAATCAAGGCCGACGGCGAACCGGATCGTCTCCGTTTCGAGGTTCTCGGTAAATAGAATGTGGTTGCCAATGCGCTGTGCCTGACCGCGAGAATGGCAGCCGATAGCAGTCACCTCGGTCTGGTTCACACCGTACCGTGCGATGCCATCCAGATGCTGCACCGGCTCGACCTTTTGCCGGCCGAAGTCGTCGGGGTCGGTCCACGACACCAGCGCGACGGTATGCCGCGCCTTCCTGCCGCTGCCCTCGTAGCGGAACTGACCATCGACCACGTTTGCCGGGCTGTAGGTGGCGCCTGGATCCTTGGGCATGTCCGCCGAAGCCATGACCTGCCCCGCAGCGTAGAAGCTGATGCCGCGGAACATGCTGGCCATGTCCTGCACCACTTTGTACGCGTCCGCTCGCGTCTGGAGATACAAGCTGCAGGTGAACCGTGGCTCCTGACCACCCTGCCCGTCGCTGACGAGCTGATCGCAGTATTGGGCAATCTGGTACAGCCGCCACTTATCGACCCAGTCCAGGGGGATGCGATTGCCGAGACCGAAACGGTCGTTCGTGACGATGTCGAAGAACGCCCATGCGGGGTTGTTCGTCCATGCCGACTTGAAGGTCCCGTCCCACACGCCGCTGTACGTCCGCCCTATGGGATCGTAATTGCTGGGCACTCGGACGATGCGGCCCCATATCCGATAAGAGCGTGACGGCACGCTCTGGAAGGCGCTTGCGTCGACCTGCACTGCGGCCAGAGCGCAGTTCGGGTAGCGCAGCTTCACATCGATGATCTCGGTCATCGACAGCACGTTCACCGTGTCCGAGATCAGAGAGTTGTTCTGGTTCGGGGTCAGTCGGCGAATGCGGATCTGCCACTGCGAGCCGGTCGGCAGGTCAATGCGGCGGCTGCGCTCATATTGCGTCGTGGTCTTTCCGGTGATCGAATCATTGAGTACGGTCGTATAGGCGCCGCCGTCGACAGATAGATCCACTGCATAGTCGATGGAGTAGCCGTTGCGGTCGCCGTTCTCTTCGTCGACCTTTTGCAGCGCAGGCACAGCCAGCCGGATGCGAAATGCTGACAGGTCAGAGCCGCTCACGGTGCGCACGATAGGCTGGTCGCTGCGCAGCTCGACATTCACCCCGATCTCGTTCTCAACCGAGGGGAAGCCGGGGATGTACTCCTGGTCCTGCGTTCCGGATCGGGTATCGACGGTGACGCCAGCGAAGTTCAGCCCACCATCCGGGTTCTGGATCGGAACCTGATTGAGGTAGATCGACTGATTGCCGGCGACCAAGCCACGTATTTCGCCCTCGCTGACCAGGTCGATGATCCTGGCCACGGCCATCGAGTGCAGGCTGTCCGGGGTCTCCACCGGCGTGCGGCCGTTGCTGCCACTCTTGCCGCCGGCGCCGGCCAACTGCACGGCATTCGCGATCGGAGTTGCGACGGGAAGGTTCAAAGCTGGTCCTCCGCCATGATGCCACCACTGATGACTGCGGAACCAGTCAGCATGCCCTTGGTGTCATGGCCGCCATAGGCCACTGGCACCGGATTGCCTTGCGCCTGGGTGTTGACGGTCCCGTTCATGCTGTAGTTCGGACGGTTATCGGGACTATCCTGCGATCCCAAGCCCTTCGGCTGCGGCCCAAGCATCTGCACCACGCCGCCGATGACCATGGCGATACCGGGCTGCAGCAGGTATGGCGCGGTTACCGGAAACACGTACGAAATGACGATCAGCACCACGCCGATGATGGTCTGGAGCACTCCTCCGCGCTTACTTCCGAGCAGCACCGGCGCAATGCGGATGTCCTCGCTCCCTGGAGGGTCCTGCAGCTGATCCTTCGTCAGGTTCTGCTTGCCGACGAAGACTGCGAAGGCCATGCCGTTCTCCTTCGCACGGGCCAGGTACTGATGGAAGCCCGGCAGGATCGCGCACAGCGCGCGCACAGCCTCGGCAGGACTGTTCACAGCCAGCCGGAAAGAGCGGCCGAAGCGGCTGCCCAGCTGGCCGTACAGGCGGACGGTGCGCAGGCGCTCAGACACGGACTGCCTCCTTGTGGCGGACGATGTAGCGGGTGCGCTCGGCCCACATGCCGCCGTAGGTGATCTCCTCCGACAGGCGGCCGTGCATGTGGTGCAGCATCTGGCCCTCGCCGAGGTAGACGCCGGCGTGGTTCGGCACCGGTGAACGGATCTGCATCAACACCATGTCGCCGCGCTGCGGCTCGCCCTCGATCAGGTCGAAACCCTCGGCGCGGAGCCGGTCCAGGCTGTAGAGATCCTGCCCTTTCTCCCACCAGTCATCGTCGCGGTCGTACTGGTTGAGGGCGATGCCCATCTCGCGGTCGTAGAAGTCCCGCACCAGCGTGTAGCAATCGAGGATGCCGTGGGCGAACTGCCGGCCCACCAGTGGCGCGACGTAGCCGATGGGCTGGATGGTCTGCAGGTCGCCGCACTCGGGATCGGCACCGGTGACCTGGCCCACGCTGACGATGTGCCACGGCAGGCCGCTGGCCTCACACATGACGCGATCGGCGTCCGATGCGGTGGCCGGCGCGTTGGGGTGGCTGTGCACGACGGCCAGCACCTCGCCCACGTCCTCAGCATCGGCATAGTCCTCCGCCGGCAGCCGGAAGTGCTCGCTGGGCGTGGACGCCACATTGCGGCACGGCAGGTAGGCCTCGCCACCAGCACCGGCCACGATCAGGCCGCAGCACTCGCGCGGGTACTCGGCCACGGCGTGCGCCTGGATGGCGTGAAGAGTGGTCTTTTGCATTGGGTGTCGCCCATAGAAAAGGCCCGCACACGGCGGGCCTTGTAGGTGTTTTTGATTGATCGATAGTGAAGCGACTAGCTTCGGGTATGAGCCTGTTTCCGAAGGATCTCCCCGGCTTCCGATATCCACTGCTGGGCCGTGGCTTGCACCTGGGGTTGCTGCCCACGCGCGAACGACTCCATGTCAAATATCCTGTCCCACAGAGGGTGCATTGGCCCAGCCTCGCTCGCGATGCTGCGCAACTGGGCTGCGAGGTCGCTAATGCGATTCAGCTCGTCTTGATTCTCCACGCCATTCTCTCCGTAAATGCACCGGACAAGGGTTCGACGAAGCGGATTCCGCCTCGCGGTTAGCCGTTGCTCGTCCCGATTCTACGTGCGCAGCAGGCCGGCGGCAGGGAATCCGCCGTAGGGCAGCGGTTTGTCTGCGCCGAAGCGCATCTTGCAGCTGCCTACCCTGCCCCCGCATTGGTCGCGCGATGGGTCAGTGGTCGGCACGTCGTTGGCATCGGCCACGGCCGGACCGTTGTAGCCGCAGTAGGGGCCGCGGTAGCCCCCACGGATCAACCAGCCGCAGACGCCAGCGATGACCTGCCGGCCGGGAAGCTGCTCGCCATTGAGGTCGATGGCCGTGGTCAGCTCGAACTCGACCGTCTGCTTGTCCTCGGCCACCTTGCGCTCGATGAACCAGATCTCGTCCAGGAAGTGCTCGTTGGGGTCAGCCGTCGGATTGCCCTCGGCGAAGTTCGCCGCATCCAGGTACTTGGCCAGCGTCTGCCGGCGGATGACACGTGCACCCACCAGATCATCGAACAGGAGGCACAGGGCCGTGATACGGCCATCGATGTTGCTCACCTTCAGCCTAGGGTTCGGCGGCTGATCACTGGTGCGCGCGAAGCCGGTCGCCTCGATCGGCCACGGGCCATACTCTTGCCCTTGCCACCAGATCACGCCCGATTGCAGGTGCGCGTGGAAGAACAGCTGGTCAGCACCGAAGCTGCTGGCATCCAGCTCGAACAGGGTAATGCGGCCGCCGGGTTCGAGTTGCTGGGCATCGGCGGTGATCATTCCAGCGTCACCGGTGGAGCCGATTCACCAGCATCCAGTGGGAGTTCCACCGCCCCCGGCCACGCATACGCCTCTGGCTGTGGAAGCAAGGCACGCACCTGATCCCACGTCTCAATGCCGGTCGGCGGATTGGTAACCAGCTGTTCAAGCGCAAGGTTCACGGCATCACGCCATGCCACCATCGCCCGCGCTTCCGAACGATATCGCTCCACGCTGCTGCTGAAGTAGCTGCAGCAGCTCTCAATGCTGTCATAGCGCCGATCAACTACCCAGGCTGTCATCCAGGCCCAAGCCGCACTTCGGATGAACCGATAGTGCTCGGGGCTGTGAATCTCATAGGGTGTTGGCACAGGAAGCGCGGTGTTGCCGGCATCTAGGTACGCGGCATAGTCATTCCAAAGTCGGTGGCCGCGAGGAATCAATGCTCCAGTGTCCAAGCACATGATCTGATCGGGATCATTCGTCAGTTGGTACATGGCTAAAGCTCCGAATCAGCAACTACAGTAACCTGCCCAGAAGCGCTCGAGCCGCCGTCCATAGTGAAGAACAGCGTACTGCCACGGGCATTCAGCGTAGCCGGGGCAATGCTCCCCGAAACTACCGTCAACGCTGGAACTGCACGTTTTGGCACCTTGTAGAGAACGTTCTTGAAGAACGCACCGTCTGATGTAGCAATGAACGCCAAGGGCTCATAGAACCGATAGCAGAGCATCAATTCAGCGCCAACTGGGCGCGGCTCGAAAGCTGTGGAAGAGCTTCCCCGCTCTAATTTCGGTCGGGAGTAAGTGACACCGGATGCCGTCAGTTGAACGATCATGTTTCCGCTACCGGTCGGAGTGAGCGTCACTCCTCTGCGACCGGATCCAGCCGATATGGTCCCGCTCGCTCCCCCCACGCTTACGGCGATAGATCCACTTGGGTTCTCTACGCTGATCGTTAACGGCAACCCCCAAGCCATTTGCGGGGATTCGACCACCTGCTGCAGAGGACCGCTGGTATGCGTGTAGACGCCGGTGGCGGCGTTTATTGAGACGTTGCAGCCTCCTGCCCCAGCCTTCCACCGGTCATATCCATACGCTCCGGCCGCAAGCGCACCACCAACAAAGCCACGATGATTGATAGGTAGACCGCAATTGATAAGCATGTTGTCGCCGCCGACTGACGCCAGCCCCAGCATCAACGCATACAGTTCTTCGAAGTTCGCATTCGACTTGTCAAATGCCAGCTTTGCCGGGTCACCCTTGTAGGCCCCATGGTCAGTAGTTGTGTCGATTATTTGGCGTACCATGGTGATCCCTTACGGCTGGAACGTCTGTTCGAACGTGGCATTGAGCGTGTAGACGCCATTGCCATGCGGGGTGATGGTGTAGGTCTCGCAGAGGTACAGGCCCTGCGCACCGAGCGGCGGCGTCCAGAGGAAGGACACCGCGCCCTTCCGCGCACGCAGGAAGGCCAGCGCGGGCCCGACCTTCGACTCGCGGCCAACGATGGAGATCGGCCACTGCTGGGTCTCGTTGTTCAGGCCATCGGCAGCGGTCTGTCGGTAGCCGTCGCCGAACTGAGCAGCGCGCGTGCGGAAGTCGCCGGTGCCGGTGATCTCGGTGCGCACGCACCAGGTGAATACCTCAGCCATTTCGCACGCTCATCTGGTGGAAGAGACCGCCCGGGCGGGACTGCTGCACGGCCCACTGATTGATCATTGCCAGGAACGCCCTCTGGATCTGCTGCCCCTCTTCGTCACCGCTACCCTGCTGGCTGGTGCTGGTGCCCTCAGACGTGACGTTCAGGGTGGTGTTGAACTGGTTCGTGGGTCCGCCGCCACCGGGCATCGACGATGCAGGGAGCCCTGCGGTGATGGGCCGGACCGAGCCGGCATCGCCGGGAATCAGGTACGTCTTTCCGCCCTGGTCGAACAGCTCCGGACGACCGCCCTCGCCCACGCGATACATGCTTCCTGCCGCTACCGGGCCGCCGCCGGCGCGGCCACCTGACGAGCCAATGGCCGAGCCGATCGCGTTGACCCAGCCCGCGCCGGCGCCGCTGTAGCTGCTGGCCCAGCTGCCAATCATCTTGAAGATCTGCGAAGCAGCTGCCTGTGCGGCCATCTTCTGCAGGGCCTTGGCGAACCCCTGAACCATGCCGCCAAGGCCTTCGGAGAACGGATCGAACAGGAAGTCGGCGAAGGCGTCCTGCATGTTGCGGGCAGCCTGGTCGGCAAAGACGCTCATCTGGCTGTTCGCTTCTTGGGTCTTGCTGGCCAGGTCTTGCAAGCCGTCTCCGTAGAGCGCAGCGAAATCGTCCTGTGCGTCCTTCACCGCGGCCAGGTTGCGGAGCACCTCCGCCTGCGCTTCGCTCAGCGCCCCAAACGCGTTGGTCTGAATGTCGTAGTTCAGCTTTGCCGATTCGCTCAGGTCACCATGCAGGGCGATCTCGCGTTCCAGCTTTGCGATCTGGTCATCCGCACGGCTGCTGCCGGCGCCGTACAGCGCTTCGTAGTCCTCCTGGATCTGCTCCAGCAGCGACTTTTCCTTGGTCAAGGCACCCGCACGGCGATCCGATGCACCAGCGGCACCAGCCCCCGCAGCAGGGCCGCTCCCCGGAATGCGCGCTGTGCTGTCGACCGAACCCGTCACCCCCTTGAAGCTCTCGCCGGCGGCCTCCGACCTGTACCGCTTTGTCAGTTCCCTCTGGATGTCGAGCCGTTTGGCTTCAAGGTCATTGATGCGCTTCAGGCGCGCTTCCTCCTGCCCGTCGGTCAGCGGCAGGCCGAACAAGCCTGAGGTGTTCTTCTTGGAGTAGTTGATCTGGTCGGTCAGCCGCGCCATCTGGGTGTTCAGGGCATCTTCGCCGGCATCGCCGACCATTCCACCCGCGTCCAGCTTTCGTAGCTGGTTGGCCTTGTCGATGAAATTGACAATCAGCACGGCGCCGTTGGCCATCTCGGCGGCCAGGTCGCCCACCCACTTCGTGATCGAGACGAACGCGCTCTTCGTCTGGTCCGAGCCCAGGAACGCTGTCAGCTCCTTGAACTGCGGCAGCAGCTCGGCCGCGACCTCATTCTTCAGGCCCTGGAACGCAAGCTGGATCAGGTTGGACTGTTCCTTCACCTCCTTCATAGCCTTCAGGGTGTCGGCGTCGAGCACCGCGCCCAAGCGCTGCGCCTCATCGCCCCACTTCCGGAAGCCCTCGCCGTTACGCGCCAGCAGCGGCGCCAGCATCGACGAGTCGCTGGCGATCGCCTCCATGTAGAAGACCATCTCTGCCTGGCTGGCGCCTGCCTGCTCCAGAGCGGTGTAGTAGCGCTGCAGGACTTCCGGGCCGCTCAGGTGCTGCAGCTCCTTCGCGGTCAAGCCGATGCGCGGCGCGATCTGCTCGAAGAAGTCCTTCATTGCGCCGCCGCCGGTCTGCAAGAAGTCACCCAGCTTGTCCTGGGTATCCTTGAAGATGTCGGCCAGCTTGTCCTGCTGGATTCCAACGGTGGCCGCGCCGGCGGCCATGCGCTGGAACACTTGCTCGTTGCTTCCAGACAGGCGGGAGAACTTCTCCAGTTCCGCCGATGCATCTACCAGCTGCCGGGTCCAGCCCAGCACGGCTGTTCCCGCCGTGGCCAGGCCGCCAGCAACGGTGCCGCCAATCAAGCCGAAGGCGCGTCCAATGTCAGCGGCAGTGTCGCCAGCATCCTTGCCAAGCTTTTTCATCTGCTTGGACGCGCGATTGGTGTCGGTCTCGAACGACCCCGTGCGCATCAGTAGGTCGACAACGATTGAGCCGGCAGTGGCCATGGTGTGGTCCAGTCAGGTTAGAAGCCGAGGGCCTTGGATACATCGCGATCGGCGTCGCTCAGAACCGGGTCGTCAGGGCTCGGGGCGAGGAAACCGATGATGCTTTCGTACTTGCCGCCGAAAGCGGTACTGAGCACTGCAGCCGGGCGGTGGAACCGATGCAGATCGTCGAATGGATACAGCTCGTAGAAGGCACGCCAACCGTTCAGTTCAGCGGCCGGCATCGCGTCGATCTCGCCGAGGGTCTTCCCGAGGCTCAGAGCGAGCTGGTATCGGAACCACTCTCCGCTTCCTCGGCGGGCAAGCTCTCCTTTCCCTGGTAACTGTGCACCTCGCTGATCGCCTTGGTCAGTGCAATCTGGACAGCGAACTTCAAGCGCTTGGCGTCCACCAGCGACAGGGCTTGCTTACCTTCCGGGTCGCAGATTGCTTTTGCGATCAGACGCGCCATTGAATCTGCCTGCTTGTCCGAATCGTCGCTGGCCTGCCCGGCGAAGAAGGCGCGCAGGACTCCAGCATCCTGCTCGCGGATGTAAAAGGTGTGCTTGCGGCCGTCGGCAAGCTTCACCTCGCGCCGATGCACGTCTTCGGAGATGAAAAGCGAGGGGTCCAGCAGCGGTTCTGCGGTGTTGGTGGTCTCAGTCATGGGGCGCTTCCGTAGGGATGTTGCGCCACGGCGCCGCTGGGGCGCCGGGCACTTGGATGGGATCAGGACAGCGGCTTGCCGTAGCGGGTGACGCCGCCGCTGCGCTGCACGGTGACCGTGCCTCGCACGATCTCGTTGGTGGCGATGTCGATGTTCACGTCGGAGATGTAGCCGTTGAACAGGAAGCCGGAGCGGGCAGTGGCCAGCGGCGGGACCAGTTCGTCTTCGCTGTCGAGCGTGGGCGTTGCGGTGCCGTCGCTCAGGCCGATGTACCAGCTTACGTTCTCGCCGGTGTCCTTCAGTTTGAACAGCGCGTCGTGCGATGCGTCGCTGGGGATGTAGTTGAACGGGATGGACACCTGGCCCGGGTTGCCCAGGCCTCGCTGGTACTCCTTGTCCACCGTTGCATCCAAGCAGGTGGATTCGATCTGGTCGGCAGCTCCGCCCAAACCGGATGCTCCTGTCGGGCAGGCGAACTTCACGATCGCCGGGCCGCCGGCCGCATTCGGGTTGACGAAGAACAGATGGGTGCCCTGGGTCTTGACGACGCCCTCGGTCATGGCAGTTTCCTCTGAAGGGCCGCACGAGGGCGGCATTACGGATGACCAGCGTTCAGCGCTGGTCGATGAAATCGGCTTCGAGGCCGATGCGGTACAGCTTGGTTTCGGTATCGCGGTTGTTGACCGCGACCCTGTTGACGATCAGGACGGCATCAAGTGCCGCGCGTACGGCGTTCGCCAACTGCTCCACGCCTTCATCCTTGGCGTGGTAGCAGTCGATCTGGACTGTGGTGAAGTCACCGCCTGGCGCGGAACTCAGGTTGTCGAAGGCCGAGCCCGTAATGACCTGCCAGACAACGTAGGGCCGCTTCTCCGTCTGCGCGATTTCGCCATGACGCGCGATGCGGTCCTCAGCAATCGCCATCACGGCTGGCGTATGGATCGTTCGGAACACCTTGGGGAGCATCAGCGGCTTCCTCCATTCTGCGCAGCCAGGCGCTTGGTGACCTGCTCCAAACGCTTAAGCAAATCCTCAGTGACCACGTCGATCACTTGGCTGCCTCTGCGCTGTACCGCTGGCCGCAGCCATGGTCTGGCAGGCTGCGAAGCTGATCCGTACTCCATCAGTTGCGCAGCGCGCAGAGTGGTGGTCTTTGCGCCGTTGGCATTGATGTAGCTGCGCCGCTTGACCCTGACCAGCTGGCGCTCGCCCTTCGTGCCAACGGGCGCTTTGCCTCGGCTGGCCACGATGTGTTCCACAGTCGTGCCAGTGGTATCACCGCCACCCTCGGCCACTGACCGCCGGAAGTTGTCCTTGGCGTGATCGCGCAACAGTCTGGCGCCTTTGGCCAGCGCCAGTTTCACCGGGCCGCCGCGCTTACTCACCACTTCTGCGGGCAGTGCCTCCAAGATGCTCAACACGCCGTCCAACCCGTGGAGCTGAAATTCCACTTTCACAGGTATACCTCGGCGTCTTCGCCAATCCAGTCGCGCAGCAACGCGCCATTGGCGTCGGCCTCGCCTCTGAACTCGGGGTCATGCCCCATGCCGATGCCGCCTCGCCCAGACAAGCCCTTGATGCCCACCACGCGGTGGCCACCGAACAGGCGCCGGTCGCGCGGGCGGCGCCACAGTTCGAGGTCGATGAACTTCGGGCGCGATCGGCAGGCTGCGGCGAAGTCCTGCAGCGCCGAGCCGCGCATGGCCGTGCAACACAGGCTGGCGTGGCCGGTGTTAACCAGCTGTCGGCCGCGGCGCTGCTCCACGTTGTAGTAGCGGGCGCGGTGCTCGCCGACCAGCTCGGCGTGCTGTAGCTCGGCGGCAACCGTGGTCAGCCAGTCCGGCGCATACCAGTCGTCGTCCTCGATGATCACCAGGCTGTCAGCCGGATCGACTGCGGCCAGGCCCTTCAACAGGTTGCGAGCCTGCGTGTTCTGGCCCGGCGCCCAATGCGGCGAAGGCCGGACCAGCACCAGCTGCCAGCCATCCCGGCGAAAGGTCACAGGCTGCGGCTCGGGGCCGTCGTCGACGATGATCCAGCGCACCGGGCCGGTGTAGTCCTGTCGCGCCATCCAGCGCTCGCACAGCGCCCAGGCAGCCGGCCGGGCACCGGTGGCCGTGAGTAGCGTCAGCATCGGGCCACCGCGAACGTGTGCATCGGCAACCGGCGACGGGCCACGCCGCGCTCGCCGTGGTCGTTCAGTTCAATCGGCACCTCGCCGGCGTACTCGGTGGCGATGTCGCTGAAGCCGGCATCGGCCAGCAGCAGCCGCAGGCCGCTCTGGCTGTAGCGGTAGTAGTCGTCGGGGTAGCCGTGCTCCGGGAAGGCGAACAGCGTGGTGATTACCAGCAGGCGGTCCGGCTGCAGCACCCGGCGCAGCTCCGGCAGCGCCAGCCACGGCCTGGCCACGTGCTCCAGCACTTCCGAGCACACGATGCCGCTGAAGCGCCCTGTCCATTCGGCCGGTAGGTCGTGGATGTCGGCCACCTGGTCGACGCCCTCGCCTGCCTGCATGTCGATGCCGGTCCACTGGCCGGTAGCCAGATCGCGGTTCGTACACCACCAGGCAGCCGGGTCATGGATGCGGCTGCCGACCTCCAGCACGTCATCGCCCAGGGCACCGGCATGGCTCTCGATGTAGGCGCGGATGCGACCGCGCACCGAGTTAAGCGGCAATCTGTTCATCGAATTCAAAGCACCTGAGAGCTGAGCCGGCCGTGCAGTTCACGACGCGGACGTGTGGGTTCTGGCTCGCCCACTGGGCGAACTGCAGCTGATGGATCTGTCGACGGGATGGCGCGGTGTTGCGCAGGCCGTTGGTGTACGGCCCGAAAAAATGGGAGCCGTGCAGGTCAAACCCGTGGAGGCGCACCAGCGTGGCGCCCAGCGACGCCGCTACTGCCAGGCCAAGCACACCGCTGTTCCAGTTGGTTCGCGCCCCGGCAAGCTGCTGCAGCCCCGCTTTTCGATGCGCGGTGTATCGCGCTCCCTGAAATTGCATCGCATCGGGGTGCATGTCCCACCACTGGACGTCGCTGGCAGCCAAGAACTCCGCCCAAGGCGCCAGCTCGAAGGCGTTACCGACAACGCCAACCCGACGGCCGCGCAGCCTTTCGGCCAGGCTCGCCGATGCGCTCGGGCCTGGTCCAAGAAGGTCGATCTCGATCATTGGCCGTCGTTGACCCCGGCCGAGACGGGAATGGTGATGTACTCCAGCCCCGATACCTTGTCCGGCAGCAGGCCGGCAATGTTGAAGATCTCGCCACGGTGGACCAGCCGCATCGTCGGCAGCATGCCCTCGCGATAGCGCATGGTGATCCGTGCGGTGACGGCGGCCTGCGTCTGCCCGGACTGGATGAACTCGCGGGCCGACAGCGGCTCCACCGAGGCCCACACCGTGGCCACGCCGACCCACACCGTCTGCGACACGCCATCGCTATCCCTGGAGGTCACCTGCTGCTGGATCAGCACGCGGTGCCGCAGGGTGCCAGTCGCTACGTTGCTCATCAGGCCACCGTCGTACGGCGCAGGGGCGCCAGCTGCGCGGTGGCGGCCTTCGACAGCACATAGCCGTGGCCAGCATCGGCCGGCACTACGTTGTCGCCCTCGCCTTCCCGGAAGCGGTACTTGGAGGCCAGCTCCAGCAACGTGGCGGCGATCACCGCAGGATGCAGGATTGGCTCACCGTTGCTGTCCTCTGCCGGCACCGGCCGGCCAGCGCTGTCCCGCACCAGCTCGCCATCCGAATCGCGCTGGAGAACGTACAGGCGCCACTCCTGTTTCAGCCAGGTCGCCACCGATGCGGAGACGGCAGGGATCCAGATCGCCAGCCAGCGGTCGTCGGCGTCGCTGTCGATGCGCATCTGCTCGCGGGCGTCGGCCCGGGTGACGAACTCATGCATAACTGCCACCCAGCTGCACGGGCTCGGCCGGTACGCGCACGCTCTTGCCGTCCTTTCCGTCCCGGCCCTTGCGCGCTGCAAGGATCCAGTCATCCGCGTTCTCCAGGCACGGCCGCGAAGCGTTATCGCGCTTGGCGATCCACAGCGCCCCGTCGTGCGTCACCGACTGGCCCGCCTTCATGCCCAGGCCGTCGCGGTGGAAGCCGCGGTGCACCATGTACGGCAGCACCAGCTCGGCCCGGCGCTCGCCAGCGCCCAAGGTAATCACGAAGCCGCGCTCGGCGTCGTATTCGCCGGCGGCCGTTTCGAAGCTGAGCCCGTCCCGGCCATCTTCACCGACGACCTTGCCCAGCCTGACCGCCTCGCCCTTGGTGGTGGTGATCACCAGCTCGCCGGCACGATCGATCATGGCGCCGGCCAGGCCGACGCCGTCTGCACCGGCCTGCGGAGGGTTCTCGGTCAGGTACTTGGCGACCGCTGCGGCCAGCTGCGGCTCGGTGACCGGATCGGCGTCCCGGCCATCCTTCGGCACCGGCAGCGCATCAACAGCGGCCTTCACGGTTGCCTCGATCACTGCGGGGTCTGCGTCGCGGCCGTGCTGCACCGGATTGGCTTCGAAGTGCTTGGAAACCGCATCGGACGTGGCCACGTCGAGCAGCGTCAGCAGGCGAGGCGATTCCAGCAGCTTTGCCACCACCAGGTCGGCCAGCGCATCCACGTCCACCGGCTCCGCGTCCTGCCCGGGATCGCCCTTCTCCGGTGCAAGCTCTCGCAGCTCCTGCAGCTCGCGCTTCACCGGCGCGATCGCCTCGCGGATCAGGCCGCCGATCTCCTTGCCGAAGTCGATGGGGTCAGTCATTGCGGAATACCTCGGCTCGCGCGGCGTGAAGGGCCTTCATCATGAAATTCTCCTGCTGCAGCGCGCGCAGTTCGTCGCTATCGTCAGGCGGCGTGTCGTCGTCGGTGGCCGGCACAGCAGGCTGCGGCTCTGGCGCGGCGCTGATCTTGTTCTGGCTGACCTGGTCCAGCGGGTAGTCCTGCTGCTGCATGTAGACGGTGTCGCCGCCTTCCAGCGGCGGAAGGTTGAACGCAAGCCGGCCCTCGTTCGGGGTCTCAATGCCACCACCGGTCAGCTTGGTGTGCACGTCCGCCTGCTTGCCCACGTCCATTCGCAGCAGCGGCTCCAGATCCAGTTCCACGCCCATCGGGCGGGAGATGCCAAGGCCCTCGTCCAGAAGCTCTTCGATGCCCTCGATGTGCGCCTGCAGCGCATCCGAGTAGTACAGCTGGTTGATGTCGTCGACCTTCATGCCCGCAGGGATTGAGCCGATGCCGATCTTGAACGGCGGAATGCCGAACGGCTGACACACCTGCTCGTCGGAGTACCGCATCTGCTCGACCATCTGCGAATCGGCCGCCTTGAAGGCGAACGGGGTGAACTTCATGTCCGCACCGACCACGGCGACCTTGCCTGCATTGGAACCTTGGAAGCTGCTATTCCAGTAATCCTTCACAGCCTGCGCATCCTCGTCGGACATGCCGGCCGGCGCGGTCAGGATGCCGCCCGGGTTGGCGCCGTTGGAGAAGAAGGTGGTCGAGTCCTTCAGGATCTTGAGGTTCTTCACCGCTGGCCAGTGCGCCGCACACAGCGGCGGCACGCCGATCAGCTGGTGATGGAAGCAGTTCATCCGATCGTGAATGATCTCGGTGGCCGGCACGATCAGTTGCGTGCCTGGGTAGTTCTTCGGCAGCAGATTCTCGCCGGTGCTGTAGTTGAGCTGGTAGAAGACCTCGCCGCTATCGGACACCATGGGCTGCACGCTGCAGGGATCGAGCACCCATAGCCGGTTGACGACGCGGCGCTCATCGCGGCCCTTCAGCACGTAGGTGTTGCCCTGGATCAGCTTTGACAGCATCCAGGCTGCGCGGAACTGCTGCGCGATCTGGTAGTTGTTCGGCTTGCGCAGGACGGGCCAGTAGGCGGTGTTGTTCTTCTCGACCCGCCAGATCCCATTCTCGTCCTCAGACTTCAGCACGAACGGCAGCTTGCCGATGTCGGAGGCGATGCGGTTGAGGCAGGCGTAAAGGGTCGGGTAGCAAAGAATCGTGCTGTGCCGCTCTTCCTTGTTCTGCTGCCATGCGCCGGAAAACGGCTCACGCACGGTCAGCGAGTGCCAGCCCTCTCGCCCCGGCCGCGCATCGACGGGCGACAGGCTCCGCAGGTACTCGACGCCGTGCTGGCGAACGCCCATCGCAGTGGCCAGTTCGCGGGGCGAGAATCCGGTCATCAGTCTTTGCCCTTGGCTTCCGCAGCCTTCTGCTGCGCTTCGGCTTTCTTCGCCGCCTTCTTCGCAGCGGCCTCGGCCGCCTTCCGTGCCTTGGCTTCCGCAGCCTTCTGCTGCGCTGCTGCCAGTTCTTCCGGCGTCGGGCCAGCCGGCTGCTGCGCCTGCATGTCGCGGCGCAGGTAGCCATGGCGCTGCACCAGCATGTCGGCCACTCGCGGGTGGACTTTCGCCACCCTGCCACGCTTCTCGATTTCGACCTTGGTCATGATGTCCTCACCTGGTCCTGTAAACGCACGAAAGCGGCAGGGGCCGAAGCCCCCACCGCCGTCGATCGCTGTGGATTACGCGCCGCCCCAGCTCACGCCGGTCAAGTACGCCACACCGGACGCGCGACGACGCGCCCAGTTGATGTAGCGCTCTGCGCGGAACGCGGTGCTGTTGGTCTGGAACATCGAGACCATGGTGGTCGGGCTGCCAGTCGCCGAGTTGTTGGTCGGGTTGTCCAGCATCTGCAGCGAGGCTTCCTGCGACGCATCGACCGTGACCTGTCCATCGTCCGCCAGCCAGATGTCGGAGGCGTTGACCAGCACCACGATGCCACCGTCGCTGGTGACCGGCAGATAGTCGGACACGATCACCGGCACACCGTTGAAGGTGCCACCGTTCATGGTGATGCCCGGGAACTCCGGCTGACCCAGCGGATTCAGCATCAGGCTCAGGGCCAGCGCGGTGGTGCTGTCCATGATGTACACCGCACTGCGCGGCGGATTGCGCGCCGCGATGAATGGTGCCCACAGTGCCTTCAGGTCCGCACGGATGGCATCGGCGTCGTTGCCCGAAGAAGGGATCGCGGTCGCGCCGTTGGTGATCGACGCCGGGGACACGTTGGCTACGGCCGCCTTCGCCGGGTTGACGAAGTCGATGTCCAGACGCTCATTCACGGCAGCGGCCAGCGCATCGCGTACCAGTCGTTCGGCCGACGGGCTGGAGAAGCGGATCAGCTCGTTGGTCAGAACCGAGATCGCCGCCACCTTCGCCCAGCGCAGCTCGGTCGCGTTGAAATCGAACGCGGTGAGCGGCTTCGGAGCACCTTCACCCACCCAGCCGGCGCTGCCACCGCTGGTCTGGCCGGCAATGCGCACGTTGAACGGAATGCTGTTCAGCGCCGGGATGTTGCCCTGGCCGAACTGGCCAATGATGCCGCGCGGACGCTGGAACTCGACGAAATCCCCGGCGAAATTCTGGTAGTCCACCAGCGGCGCAGCGAAGGTCGGGTCCAGCGTGGTGCCGGCCTCGATCGTCGCCTTCATGATCAGTTCGAGGTCAGCGCCTTCGGCCTGGGCCTTCAGCGTGCGCACGACGCGATCGCTTTCCGGGAAGTGGCGTTCGGCGAGGCGGAATGCCTTCTCCGCATTGCCCTTGGCCTTCAGCTGGCACATGGCATACCGAGCGAACTCGATGCCCTTCTCCAGCTTCTGGGTGTTCTTCACCTGAACCGGCTCCAGGCTGCGGCCTTCGCCGCCGGCGACGCGGTTGCCGTTCTCGTCGGCGATGGGGGCGACCGGCTTGGCCGACTTGGCCTGGATCGCCACCAGCTTATCGAAGCGCTCGATGTCACCGTCCAGGTTCTTGATCTGGTCGCCGATGGCATCGAACTCTTCCTGCTCGGCAGTGTTCATCGAGCGCTTCTCGGCCATCGACTTTTCGACGACGGTGCTGAGTTTCTTTTCCAGCTCGGCGCGGGTTGCGCGGAGGGCTTCCAGCTGTTCTGCGAGGGTCATGACAGTTTCCTTGTGGCGCAGCCGTTCGGCCCGGATTCCACGCCGGGCAGTGCCTGCAGATGATGGGTAGCGGGTTCCACCCCGCAGGGCCATGCGGCCCGGTGCTTCAGTGCAGCAACTTCACCGCGCCGTCGGCCGGTCGTTCGACCTTTGCCGCCTGGCGCTGGATGAGAGGGACGCCGTAGTTCACCGGTCGCCGCGCGCCGGTATCCATGGCCTTGATCGTCTGGATGGTCGCCGCGGCGTTGGCCGGAATGGTGACCAGGGAAAGCTCGTAGATCTCGGTCTCGGTGAAGCGGATGCCGCCACCGTCCATGTAGCTGTACTCCAGCGCGCGGAAGCCGATCGACACGCCGCGCACCAGCTGTTCCTTCACCGACTGCCAGGCGAGGTCGCAGAGATCCTTCAGCGCGCCGGGGGTGGCGATCTTCGCCACGCTAGCGGTGAACGGGATGCCCTTCGCCGTCGGCTTGCCGAACTTCACGATGCCCACCGGGCTGTCGTGGCGGTGCTGCCACAGCAGCGGCAGCTCGGCGGCGAACTTGGCGCCCAGCGGCTCGACGATGTCGCCATAGCGATCCGGCTCCGGCGTGGTCGCCCAGCCGGTGATGATCTGCTGGTCGTCGTCGTAGGACTTGACCTCCAACACGCTGTAGGCGCGGTTCTCGTTGTTCATCGGGCTCCACCCAGAGTCATGAGGATGAGTTTCTTGTCGCTCTTCTCTTCTGCGACCGGGATGCTGATGCCTATGGCCATCAGCAATGCCGTCATGTCGTCGATCTTGTCTGCAGATCGGCGCTTGTCCGGCGCCATGTTCAGGTTCACGTCCTTGCGCGCGACGAGATTCGCCGCGCACCACGCGAGCACCGGGTCGCCGTCGTGCACCAATCGCTTGCTGATGTAGGCCCGCTCCAGGTCCACCATCGCTGGGTGGTAGGACTTCGTGCCCTGGATGAATTCAACCAACGGAACCTCCGCGGCAACCAGCCTGCTGACCATCTCGGTCGCGTTCCAGCGGTCGAACGCCAGCGACTGCAGGTTGAACCGCTCGTGGACATCCAGAACCGCCTTCTCGATCACCGCGTAGTCGGTGACCTCGCCCTCGGTTTGCTCCAGCAAGCCGGCTGCTACCCAACCTGCATACGGAACCGTTCCGCGCTCGGTTCGCTGCGCCACTGCGGACTCTGGAACCCAGCGACGGCCCCATGTGATGATCTTGTCGTCCAAGCGCCAGACCAATCGCAGCGATGCAAGGTCGCGCGTACTGGCGAGGTCGAGCCCACCCCAGCAGGGAACGTCCTTCAGCGCCTCCAGGTCGACTGCGCCATGGCAGGCGTTCCACTTCGGCAGCAGGATGAAGCCATTCGCTGCAGCAGCAGGACGGTTAAGCCGCTTGATTTGGAACTCAGCGAGCTTCGAAGGCATCGCCTTCGCCTCGATGGATTCCTTCCTGATCGCCGCCAGCAGATGGGGATTGACGTCCATCAACGGGTTGGCCTTGTGCCAGGCCTTCTCGTCGAAGTCGCCGTCGTCCTTGTCAACCGCGAAAAAGATGGCCAGGAAGTGATCGGCCGCGTCGCCGAACACCCCCTCCAGAAGCTGTGTCGCGAACTGCCGAATCTCCGACCATGGGCCGGGATTCGCGTAGCCCTCGGTGGTGGTGAACAACCACAGAGGATTCCGCCGAGCACCGGCGGCCGATTGCAGAACGTTCAGCAGATCAGGCGTCTTGTGCGCGTGGATCTCGTCGAGGCCGACATGGGACGGGTTCAGACCATCCTGCGTCGAGGCCTTGGCGTTGATCGGTTTGAAGGTCGCGCCGGTTTCTACTCGGCTGATAGCGTTTGCCCAACACTCCAGTCCGTAGGCTTCGCGCAGATCAGCCTTCTTCTCGGCCATCCGCTTGGCCACGTTGAAGATGATTCGAGCCTGGCTACCGGTGGTGGCGGCCGAGATGACCTGGGCGCCTTCTTCCTCTTCGCAGCATTCGCAGTACAGCAGGATCGCCGCCGACAACGTCGACTTCGCGTTCTTACGTGCTACCGCGAACAGCGCTGAAGTGAAGCGACGCGTTCCGTCAGCCTTGCGAAAACCAAAGAGTTGGACCACGAACCAAACATGGGACGGATGAAGCCGGATCTCTGGCGTCTCCCACTTTCCTTCAACGTGCGGCAGTAGTTCTATCCAGCTGCAGGCGTGGTTGGCGTGGTCGCGCGAGAATGTGAAGGGGCTTCCCTTCTTCTTGGCTCTCTTCAGGTCATCCAGGAACCGTTTCGCCGCCAGCTTGATCAGCCGGCCGAACTTGCCTCCACGATCCGCCGCTGCCCTCTTTGCATACTCAACCGCTACATCAACGTAGTCACTTGCCGGCGGCGCGGGGCTTTCCGAGCGCGGCGAACGCGTTGCCCGGCTTTTCCGTGTCGCCATTCGGTTTCACCTTTCCCTGCGCTATGGGCGTCAGGCCGAAGTCATTCATCAGTCCGCGAAGCTGGGCGACCATCGATGCGACCGGAGCTTCGCCCGCGGCGTAGAGCTGGACAGTCTTGCCATGCAGAGCGCAGAGCTGGCCGAGCGCTGACAATCCAGCCTCGGTCAGCAACTTGTTGGCGTGGAGGATCGGAGCTAGTCGCTCCCATTCCTTGTGTGCGTGAGCGTTCGGGAGCCAGTCCGGAGCGGGTGGCACGTCGGACACTAGGGGGAGTTCAGCAGCTGCGGGGGCTGCTCGGTCGGGCCGGTCCGTGCCGGCCACCACCTTCAATGCGGTCGGCTTGCGGGGACGGGACATGTGGAACCCTCAAAAACTGAATTTTCTGAATTGACGGTGCAAAAAAACGACTGAGCGGCCGGTGTCCGAGGGCATCGCCTCAAACTTTTTCCCCTCCCCCCTTCATTTTTGTTGCGAATCATTCTCATTTGTTACATTGCGTCCGCGCCGTGGATGCGAACGATTCGCACCTCTGGCCGCCTCAGCCTTCGTCTTCACGTCGTGGCAGCGGATGCAGATCGCCTGCAGGTTGTCCATCGTGTCGGTGCCACCCTCGGCTTGCGGCACGATGTGGTCCACCTCATCGGCTTGGGCGATCCGACCGGCGTGCCGGCAGGGCTGGCACAGGTACTTGTCACGCTGCATCACCGCGTCACGCTTACGGCGCCAAGGCCTACCACCTCGACCTTTGCCGTAGTTCTCTGGCGCGGCTTGGGCAACATGGACAGGTGCCAGCTGAGGCATCGGACGGTGACGACCTGGGAACCTAGCCATCAGGGAACTCCACTTCGACCTTTCCGCGAAGGGTCCTGCTGATGGCTCGCTTGCCGTGCTTGTGGATGCGCAGGGGCTTCTCGTAGAAGCGCACGATGCCCTTTCGCGTATCCGCATAGAAGACCTGCTCCACAACCATTCCATTCACTACCACCTTGCGGCGGCCACGGCCGTCATCGCGGGTGTGAACGTGATCTGGTGTGGCCATCAGCCGAGGCTCTGCGACTGGTCGCGCTCACCGGGAACCAGCTCACCGTCCAGGCTGCGGGAGGGTTCGTCCTGCCCGTCCTCGCCCTCAGCTGCCAGTGCCGTCAACAGAGCATCGAGCTTTCCGTTGATCTCCAGTAGTGACTCTTGGCTGCCAGGCGCAACCTCCATGCCGCACGGAAGGAGAACAACAGCGCGGTCCGGAAACGCCTCGGCGAGGCGAGACCGAAGCAGCGTCAATCCTGCGGGGGTTGGCTCCGTTGCATCCGCTCGGAACTGGAGAATCAGCGGATCCTTCATGGCTTCACCTGCTTCTGTTCGTTGGCCTGATCCAGCTTCTCGATGGCGCCCAGCTGGTTGTTGCACTGCTCAAGGCTGAGCACGTTGGCGTTGTAGGCTGACACCACGCTCTCGATGGTCCGCTGGGTTGCGCGCTTCACCGGGCAGCGGGTGGTCAGGGCCGCCGGCACGGCCACGGTGCGCTCGACGGTGACGTACACGGTCTGCGGGATGTCGGGCTTCTGGGCCTTGCTGCAGCTGCCGAACCCGCACAGCGGCAGGGCCGCAGCCAGGATCACAGCAACGGAATGGCGTCGCATAGGGTCTGCTCCAACTGCTGCCGGCATCCCGGCTGGGTCTTGGCTGCCTGCAGGGCCTGCTCGGCCTGGGTAGCGCGGCGCTGGGTCTGGGCTGCGGCTGCCTCGGCAAGGCGGGCCGCCTCCTTGGCTGCCTGCTGCTGGCGGGTGGCCTCGTCGATTGCGCGCTGGGTCTGGCGGTTCACTTCCTGCAGCAGCTGACCGGCGGCATTGGCTGCGCGCAGGTTCTCTGCAGCTTCCGCCTGGGCGTCGTCGCGCTGCTTCTCGGTCCTGGCGATGCTGGCCTGGTCCTGCGCGGCCTGGCGGCTCTCGCCACGCTGACAGCCGGACACATACAGGCCGCCGGCGAGCAACGCCACCAGACCCCAGCGGATCAGGACCGCATACGGCCGGATCGGATCAGGAATCAGCATGCCTGCCACCCAGCTTGGGCTGAACGAAGATGCGCGACACTGCAGCGAGGAACGAGGTCACGCCAGCCGATGCCAGGGCGCTGTAGGCCACGGTCTGCTTGAATCCGGCATGCACCTCCGGCAGCCAGTCTGCAGGCAGGAGGGCATATGCAGCGATGATCCCCAGCGCGGTTGCACTGATTACGCCCGCCAGTAGCGACAGGCGAACCGACCAGAGCCGCCAGAAATGGCGCCGGTCGCTGGTGAGTTTCATCTTCTTCACTTCAGCCCCCTGAGCTGCTTCAGCTCGCGGATGTCCTGTTTGTTCTGCTCGACCTGCACGGCCTGCTTGGCCAGTTCGAGCTTCAGTGCCGGCACGTCCGCCAGCTGGGTGTTGATGGTTTGCAGCTGCTGCTGCACCGTGGTCATCTGCTGGTTCGTGACCTGCTGCTGGGTGAGCACTGCCTGCATGGAGCTGACCAGCCAGATGCCACCGGCTATCGTGAAGCTGGCGAAGGCGCCAACAATCCACTTTTCCACCGGTCCTAGGGAGATGCGGATTCGGCCGTCCTGGCTCGGCTGGGCTTCCATCGTCATGCGGCCAGCGCCTTCAGCGCGCGCGCATACCGTGCCCGACGGTCTGCCGCGCCGGTCTGGCCGCCATTGACTCTTTCGGTGATCTCGTCGAATCGGCCGGCGTCGGCCAGCTTGTTGAGGTTTCGCGCGTCCCAGAAGGCACCCGCTGCGAGAGCGCCCCACTTCGGCAGCTCCAGCGCCTCGGGCTGGGCTTCGAAGTCCGGAACACCCTTGATGCCCTTGGCGCGCAGTGCGTCACGGATCGCTGCGTAGTTGGCGCGGCCAGTGTTCTGGATCGGCCCCCGACCACGGTAGCGGTAGCCGTCTCCACTGGCCTCGGACCCATTCCCCAAGCGGTTTGCATAGGCGTTGTTGGCGATGGCCACCGGCTTCCGCTCCAGCGCGCGCGCCAGTTCGTTCGGCTTCTTCGGCTTGGCCTTGGGATCGACCGCGTATCGGCTCGGCCAGGTGTCGGCCAATCCCTGTGCCCCGTAGTTCAAGCCCTCCACAACGCGAGTCAGACCGCCCGACTCATGCCCCACCTGCGCCAGGAATGCGGCCACCCGCTTCGCTGTGCTGATGGCAAACGCATTGCAGGCGTCGGTCAGGGGCTGGGCCCACTGGGCAGCAACGGCGGCACTGCAGCCAACCGCCTGCTGGATTGTCGAGGCGGTCAGGATCATGGCGGGTCCGGAAATGAAAAACCCCGGCGGGGTGGCCGGGGTTAGGTCGTGCGCGATGGTAGAAAAATAGCGGGAAAAGTGCGGGGGTATCAACCCCGCACTTCACCAAGGCCATGCCTTGATGTTGAGCAGAGCAGGCAGGTTGATCACCTTCGCCTGCAACAGCGCTGCGATGGCCATAATCACCGTGAGCCAACGGATAGCATTTTGGTTCTTCATCGACTCGCGATGCTTCCGCTCCTCCTCTTCGTACTGGGACAAACTTGCAATCCCCTTGCCCGTGACCAGGTAGCGAGCGCCGTTCTTCTTCACTTCACCCAATTCCTCCAAGGCGTCCAACATAGCCTCCACCTGATCAAGCCGGTCAAACGCATCGACATTGTCGGTCCAGAATTGCCCCAGCAGCTTACTCGCTACGTCCCAAGCCGTCGGGTGGTTATCTCCGACTCGCAGGGTTTTGACGGTGTTGAGCACGGTATAGCGCTCCACAGCAGTCGTCTTCCTGTAACGGTCCAATTTGGAACGCGCTGCTCTGATCAAACGCAATATGCGGATTCGGATTCGTCCCCAGCGATATCGCCGCTCGAGAGCGAAACTCTCCCAGTCATTGAAGGTGAGCTGTACGAGTCCGAGATACTCGTCAATTCTCGGCTTAGCCAACCATGCCTCGTGGATGCTGATTTCCCTTTCTGGCCCGAAGTGGCCTTCCTCATCAAGGGATAGGCAAACTACTCGACCATTCTCAAGCCGTCGATACAACAAAAGGTCATCGCCAACTTTAAGCATTACGCTCACACCTCGGACAGCCTCTCCGGCTGGACCAGTGCGCGGTATGCGGTCGGGAACCGCGTTGGCTTCGGCATACGCAAGCCATTTCAATAAGCGATCTGTCGAGAGCAAGCGACCTCCGAAATGTCACAGAGCGACATGGCCAAAGCGGCAGCCGCTTCCTGTTCCGCTTCCGTCATTCTATCCAGCAGCCACTCGTACACGCCACGCCAGCGTTCTCTGTAACTGGACTCATCCCGGCCGATGGCAGCAGCCCGCCGTCGATCGCTGACCGGGCCGAGCCCCGATCCGCCGCACCCCTTGCACGGCACCAGCAGCTCCCCCAGCATCGCCTGCCCCCTACCCTCACAGGCCGGGCAATGCGGGCGCTTCGCAATCTCCCCGATCACCGCACCGGCCAGCGTCGGCAGCGACTCCAGGGTGCTGATCGGCCAGCACTGCGTCTTTACCCGGCCCAGCCGCTGCTGGGCGGCATCACGGTTCGCCCGTTGCTCCGCCGTCGCCGCGCCACCCCAGCCCATGCAGACCTCCGCCAGGCCGAGATCCGTGCGGGCCTCCGCGAGGCGTCGCTGCTGCCGCTGCAGCTCCGGCGTCACCAGGGCAATCACCGCGTCCCGCAGCTTGTGCCGGCGCAGTGCGGCTCCATCCGGCCACCAGCAGGCCTCCAGCAGCTCCCGGCCAAGGCCAGCCGGCACCATGCCGAGCGCCGCTGCGATGTCCTGGTTGGTCAGGTCCGGCTTGCCACCGCCGCGGCCGATATCGAACTTCACCGTGCTCGTGCCAAGGCGCGCCATCGTCTCTCGTGGATTCATGTCCGTTCCCCTGTTGTTGAATGGCCGGCCGCCGCCGGCCCGCCCGTGATCCGCACCACCACCTGGCCGCCAGCCCGGCGCTCGTCGTGCACGTATGGGTGGATGACGAATCGCCTGTCGTCTATGCCGAGAACCTGGGCGATACCGTCGCGATACGGCTTAAACCTGCGGATCATGTTGTCGTCGTCCGGCAGGGCCTTCCCTGGCGCTTGGTAAAAGTCGAGCCAGAGATGCAGGCGGCCCGGCGGTAGCTTCATACCCTTCCACCCCGCCTCGTACGCACGAACAGCGCCCAGCTGCCGTCCCAACGCCGTGGCTTCAGCCTTCCTGCGCCAGTGCACCCTAGCGTTGGGCGATAGATCCTTGCTCGGCCAGGGCAGAACCAGCTCCAGCGCGCGCTCAGCCTGCATGGGCGGCCTCTTGCTGCTCGATCGCGTCGCGGAAGGCCGCACGCCAACGAAATGCCGTCGCCCGGCTGACCCCGAAGTCCGCCCGAAGCTGGGCAACCGAGGGGAGGCGGTCGCCGTACATGCGGACCATCCGCAGGGCAGCCGTCAGCGTGATGTTCTGGCGCCCGCACTCCGGCCAGCCGGGCACTCGGTTGTGGTGGTGATAGGCGGGTTGCTGGCTCATGGGACCTCCGCGCGAGCGGCGCCAACGGGGGACTCGATCAGTGCCCAGGCCTGGTCAGCCAGCCGGCGAGCGAGAGGCTTCGACTGGGCTCTGCCTCCAACAAAGTCAGTGGCTGTCACCACATCCCGCAGTAGCTGGCGAAGCTGCGTGTGGTTCACCAGCACGTAGCCCTCGGGCGGCGCGAGGGCGGCTCCCTGAGCGAAAGCCTCGAACAGCAGTTCCAGACTGCTGGACTCAAAACGGCCACCATCCAGAATCCGGATCAGGCCCTTTGCCTTCGCCCATTCCTCAAACCGCGCCCGCTTCTCGATGGCGTCCATCAGTGCCTCCCTCCCATTTCAGGGACTGGCTCAAACTGTTCGTAGGTGCCCTTGAACGGCCCCAGGTGGTCGCTGACTACTTCCATGCCTAGACCGTCCATACACGGAACGTCGAGAGCAGCCACGCGCGCAATCTCGCCACAGAACGGGAACACGTCGGGATCCTCTTTCACCATGACCAGCTGGCCAACATGGAATCTGGTGTCCATCAGGCCACCTCCGGGCCGGCCGGCTCGGCCGCATAGTGCGTGATCGCCGGGTTGTCCCCGCGCCAGCTGCCGAACACCGGCCGCTTGCTCACCGAGTCCCACAGCATCAGCCGCGTACCGTCCTGCGGAGCCCAAGAGATGGGCAGCCATTCCACCTTTGGGGTCCGGCGCTCCCACGACGCGGTAGCGGCCGGACGGGCGTCGTCCATCGCCGCGATATGGGGCGCACCGTTGCAGCCGCAGCCGCTGCAACCAACTGCGAACAGCCGATCACCCTCGCCATCGAGGAACTCGACCACGCCCACATCACCGCTACCGCAGAAGGGGCAAGGCTTCATGCCGCCTGCTCCCAGCTGGCCGGAAGGCGCTGCACCTGGCCGCCACGGGCCTCGAACTGCTCCACCGTCTCGGCCTCCTGCTGCCCCAGCTTCTCCTTCCCCCATGCCCTTGCTGGCATCAGGTCAGCACGCAGGTCAACACGGGCGCGGTTGATCGTCATCTTGTCGATGCGCAGCTCCCTCGGCTGGGCGCCGTGTGCTGCACGGTAAGCCCTGCCACGCTCGATTCGGCGTTCCCGCAGCTCGTCGGCACTCGCCTTCTGGAAGCGCATACCCTGACCGCTGTAGTGGTATGCCGCCGTCGCGCGGTGGCCCGTCTTGATCAGGTATCCGCAACGAACCAACCAGGTGAGCACGTCGCGAACGGAGTTCCGCTCAGCGGTCTTGGTCACGCCGGCCACGCCCATCAACTCGAACACACGATGGGGCGTGAGCGACTCCTTCTTGCGGTCCTCAAACAGGCAGCGGACTTGTTCGGACAGGCCATTCGGCTTAGCCATGGGTGCTTCTCCTGAGATGGTTCACATAGGTCTGCTGGGCGATCAGTTCGTCGTCGGAGCAGTACATTTCGTGGAAGGTCCTGGACCCGTCTTTCAGGCTCCAGCCGTAAACCTCGGACATCCATGCGAACGACCTCCCCTCCTGCGGGATGCGCTCGTGATGCCATTGGCACATGGCGAAGCCGAAGGCATGGCCGCGCCGGATGTTTCCTGACTTGCAGTGGTGGTAGTCGCAGCCGTACACCACGCGGTGCTTTGGGAGCAGGTTCCGCGTGTAGAGAAGAAGGCAGACCATGCAGGGCCCGACCTTCGCCTTTCGAATCCGGCGCGCTTCTTCTTTCGTCGGTGGCGGCGTTTTCGACCGCATCAGCGCGCGCCCTGGTCGGCCAGCCACCAACCGTGCTGCCATGCTTGCGCCTTCTCACTCAGCGGCCCCGCCCTACGATTGGCGCCGTCCTCGGTCTCGCATTCGATCCAGACCAGGTGCGGGTTCTCGCTCAGGCGCAGACCATTCAGACGCGCCGAGTACCCGGCGTTAATATCCTTGGCGAACCTGCTCCGCGTTGTGTAGCTGGTGAAGTCCATCAGCGCTTCTTCCTCATCGTGGTGCGGCGTGCCGCGCTCAGTTCCTGGTCCCGCTTATCCCATCCGGCCTGCCAGCGCCGCCGGCGCCTGACGCCGTCCTGCCCCATCTCGTAGCGCGGTGCCGACTCCCTATCCCGGCAGGCGTCCCGCGCCCAGCTCCCGGCCTGCTCGGCCTGGGCCAGTTCCGCTTCAGTCACCATCGAAGTTCAGTTCGGCAGCGGCCCGTTCCATCGCAGCGCGCGCCGACTCGCGATCGCGGACGGGCCGAACGCCGTGCTTCTCCTGTTCGATTGCCAGCACCGGCTCTGGCACCGGCTTTCCGTCGACCACGTGGCGCACTGCCCGTTCGTAGGCCTCGCCCAGCATCTGGCGCTGCTGGTAGCCCGTGTCGGCGCTGGCGTAGACGTGCAGGTCCAGCAGCGAACGCACCAGCACCGTGAAGCCGCTCTGCGGTCGGCCCGGTGCCATCTCCCGCTCCACCGCCGCCATGACCGGAATGTCCAGGCACATCGTCAGGAACCTCGGCGGGTTCGGCGGCCACTCCCTGCCCTCGCTCAGGCAGCAGGCCATCCCGCGCGCGTGCTGGGCCCGGCTGCGTCCCTTCAACACCTGGAACCACGTGCTCGCGGCGATGGTCAGGCTGCCGTCCTTCTTCAGCGGGGCAGCGCCGTTCTCGCGCTCCCACTTCCCCGGGAACATGGCCGTCATCTGCTTCCAGAATTCCCACAGGTACGCCGTCTGCTGTTCGTTCAGCGCCTCACCCGACGACGGCGAACTCGGCGTCGACGACATCGGCTGGCTCGAAGCCAGAACCGCAACCGTGGCCACCGCCTCGGCGTTGGGCGTAGAACTGCTGCTCAAGCTGTTCGGTGCGGTCGGCAGAACCGTGTTGAGGGCTTGCATGGGTTGCTCCTGCGGATTGCTGGGCGACAGGGATCACGGGCAGCGCCAGGCCGGCGGCCATGGTCTGCTTCAGGGATTCGTTCGGGTCGTGGCCGGCGGCGATCAGCGCGACCAACTGCTGGCGGACCTGCAGCCAGCCCTGGACGGACAGCGGGCGGCGGATCGCAGCGCGGTGGCGGACGAACCGGGCCAGCTGCTCACGGTCGACGCCGGGCGGCGCGCTGCCGAAACCGGCCAGCTCGCGCTCGACCTGCTCGACGGTCAGCGCCAGCGGATCGGCCTCGCGCTCACACTCGCGCTGTGAGGGTTGCTCTTGGTTGCTTTTGGTTGCTCTTGGTTCGGGTGCAATAGCTGTTGCACCCTTTTCGACGCCGTTTTGCACCCTTTCCTGCGTCGTTTTGCACCCTTCAAGGGCCTGTTTTGCACCCTTCGCAAAGGGTGCAATATCTGCACCCTTCATCCATTCAGGGTTGATCCGATACTGGCGGGTACGACCCCCTTCACCGAACCCGCTGCGGCGCCCGCCGATGCCGGCGTTGACCAGCACCAACCACCCGGATTGCTCCATGCGGCGCAGCTGGTACTGGACCGAACGTTCGGACTGACGGGTCTTCTCGGCAAGGCGGGCAATAGACGGGAAGATGTGCGTGCCGTCATCGTGCGCATGGTCGGCGAGCGCCAATGCCAGCAGCATCTCGCCACCGCCGTTCGGGTAGCGGTCGAAGACCATGCCTGTAACTCGTGCGCTCACGTCAGATCCCCAGGGCCAGGTTCTGGCCCGGGGCCACAGGCCACCAGGTGCACGCGGAGCGGCCGCTGACCCTGCAAGGCTTGTTCGGGCCGCGCCAAACGCGTCCGTCCTTAATCAGCTCCGGCAGCCGCCGGGCGAGCATGTACCGGTCCAGCCCGGTGGCCTGGGAAAGCTCGTGGCTGGTCATGCCGGGGTTGTCGGTGACAGCCTTTGCGCTCTGGTCTTGCTGATGAGCCTGCAGGCCGCTGGACACCACGTAGTCGGCGGCATCGTGGCTGGTGCTCAGGTCGGTGGAGCGTGCCGGATGGTTCATTGCGCGTCCCTCGCGGCAGCGTTGGTCGCGTGCTGAGCAAGCTCGGCGAAGATCTCCTGCAGCCGCGCGCAGTGCTGTGCGATCGCGCTGGCTTCGTTGGGCGTGATGCGCTGATCAGCCATCGCTTCGGCGATCACATCGGCCAGATCGCCCTTTGCCCCACTCGCTGCCAGCAGTGAGCCGATCAGGCTCCCGCTCACCGGACCATCCATCTTGCTCAGCGTGTAGCCGTGCTCACCGGCCAGGGCGTGCAGGATGCGGTAGTCGCCTGTGACGCCCATCACCTCGCTGGCTTCAACCAGGCTCAGGTGATGGGTGCTGTTATTGGGGTTGACCTTGTTCCGGAGCACCGCCGCTGACATGGCAATGCGCGGGGCCAGTGACTCGCTGCCGCCGGGATAGGCGTGCACGGTCTTGTGGGCTGCGTCGATGATGTTCATTCGGGGCTCTCGTGAACGTGGTTTCAGGCATTCGTGCGGCGCAACATGTGCGCCATGGACATCAACTACTCATGGATGAAAGGCGCCTACGGCGCCCGGAGCGCGTTCCCCGCGCCGCCGGAAATAAGCCTCTTTGCCAACACCTCCCACTGCTGGAAGGCCAGCAGCCGGCGATGGATCGCCAGTCGTCGCTTCAGCGCGCGCATGTCAGGCAACCTCCAGAGGGGCATAGCGGTCTTCATCGGGGTCATGCGGCGCTGGCTGCGCCTGGGGCTGTTCCTGGACGCCGAGCAGACGCTGGATCTGCGGCAGCGCCGGCAAGGCGCCCTCCTCTGCCCAGCCCTCAACCTGCTCGGCGGGGAGCTGCAGCACTTTGGCCAGCTGCTTGTCGGTGCTCATGCCCAGCCGGGCGCGCAGCGCGCGCTTGCTCATGCGGCTATCGATTTCCGGTCCAATCCGAGTCAGTGGACGATCACCGGAAGCGTTCCCGAACACATCGGGACGAAGGTCGTGACGAGAGACCCCGGTGGCAGCCTCGATGGCCAGAACATGGCGCGGTGGCACCGGTCGATTACCGTTGATCCACTGATTGACGGCTTGCGGGGTGACCCCCAACAGGCGAGCCAAGCCAGCCTGACCTGCTCCAGACCTCTCAACGGCGATGGCAATAGGGTTCATTTGCCAAGCTTAAGCGTCGCTTTAGTTTTAAGTCAAGCGATGCTTTCTTACAATCGACAACTCGCCCATGGACAATCAAGCGATGCTTGACAATTCAGCCATGGCGGCCGCCATTCGTTCGGCCATTGAAGAGTCCTCGCTCACCCAGAAGGGCATTGCCGATGCCTTTGGTGTAACTGAGCAGGCTGTCTCCGGCTGGCTTCGCACTGGGAAGGTGGATAAGCGCAAGCTGCCAAAGTTGGCACAACTCACCGGCAAGCCTCTGTCCCACTTCGGGATGGGAGAGGCAGTGGAGGTTGTCTCTAGTTCTGCGACTAACCGCAGCTATGTTCGCGTCCAACAGCTAGATGGAGAGGCGGACATGGGAGACGGACGGATCAATGATGACTTCCCCGATATCGTCAGGGCCATGGACTTTGCTCCCACCTACATAAGGTCAATCGTTGGCTACGTGCCAGCGCCCGGCCGATTGGTGCTGGTCACCGGGCGCGGTGACTCCATGATCCCCGTCATCAACCCGGGCGAATCACTGATGGTCGACACGGGGGTAACTTCCTTCGATGGTGATGGCATCTACCTGATCAACACAGGCAACGGGCAGCAGGTAAAGGCTCTCCAAGATCGTGGCGATGCTGTGTACGTGGTCAGCGCAAATGCAGCGCTGTATCCGGCTTTTGCGATGCCTCGTAATACTGTGATCGGCGGCAAGGTCTACTTGCGAAACAGGATTGATCGACTCAACTGATGGAACAGATAGGCAGGGGGAAAACATGGCGTTGATTGCGTGCGTGGAATGTGGCCGACAGGTCAGCGACCAAGCGGAGGCGTGCCCGAATTGCGGCCATCCGATCCGAGCTACGGCCCCTCCCCCGGTTGTTCCCGCATATCAGCCCAAGCCTGCATCAAAGACCAATACCGGATGTGCGCTGATCATTCTGCTGGTGGTGATCCTGGCTATAGTGGCCACCTGCATGCCCGCCCGGGACAGTGCAAGCTCGGGAGGCACCAACCCTGGCGCTCAGGGCAAGCCAGCAGAAAGCGCGGAGCAGAAGCAGGCTCGCCTATTGGCCGAAGCGAACGATGAACGCCGCACCGACGAGGCTCGACTCACGGCCGCGAAGCAACTGGTGGCCTTCAATGGCAGCAGCGAGGCTGGCAAGAACGCAGCGTCGCTGGCCGCGGCGCTAGAAGACAAGATCCGGAAGGCAAACCTCGGCAGGCAGTGGCGATACTGGTCGGACAATGACTCGATGACCGGCAAGAAGTCCATTGGCGCTGACGTGCAGAGCAGCAATACCCACACGTTCGATTTTCCTTACGCGGGCGCTCAGCACGCCACCCTATCGTTGCGAAAGCACCCGCAGCACGGGAACGATGTGTTCATGCGAATCGAGAGGGGGCAACTGCAGTGCAGTAGCTACTCGGGCTGTGAAGTCCTGGTACGGTTCGGCGAGGGCGAGCCAAAGCGATACCGCGCTATTGGGCCTGCTGATAACTCTACTGAGACGATCTTCATCCAAGGCTATGCCGATTTCGTAAGGCGCATGAAGGACGTGGACGTTGTCCGTATCCAGGCAAACGTATTCAGACAAGGTTCTCCGGCTTGGGAGTTCGACGTAAGCGGGTTTGATCCAGACCGCCTCAAGAGCCCCTGAGCGGCCTCATCCCGTCACTTTATATAAGCCCCGCTTTGCGGGGCTTTTTCGTGGATGCATGAAAATTAACCTAAAGCATCGCTTGACAATTACCTAAAGCGTCGCTTTACTGTTGCCAGCCGCCCATGAAGCCTCCCAGCAGAGGCAGGGCGCTGGAGACCAAGCATGGCCACGCTCAACGCCACAGCGCGAGGCGCACTCAGCGCAACCGCCCGGCCCCGCGCCGGAACGATCACCATCGAAGTGTGCCCAGGCATTAGCCTGGCCCTGACCGCACCGGAGGCCCTGAGCCTCGCTCTCGAACTGAACCTGGCCGCCCAGGCTATCCGGGCTTTCGCCGCCAACGCGGTGATCATCCAGCGCGCCATGGCCGAGCCCGACCAGCCGGTGGCCCGAGCATGAGCGCCGTCATCCTGTACTTCCCCACCAGGCGCGTCCGCGCGGCCGCCGTCGCTGAAGCCGTCCGGCTCGCCGCCCTGCGCCTCGGCTTCCACCAGCACAACGCCGACTTCGCGGCCATCATCGCCCGCCGCGACTTCCTCGAAGGCCGTTGCAGCGCTGCACGCGCCATCGGCGACATGGTCGGTGCTCTCAGCACCGCCATGCGAATGATGCGCGCCCAAGGCGGTGCTGCATGAGCGCTCCTATCACCTTGCAGCGCGTGCGGGACAACCTCGCTTGGTGCCTGCGACTGGAGCGCGGCGCCAGCCATCGTGCTCAGTACTTCGAGCGTCGGGCAAACAACCCGCGCAACCCCAACCGGGCTGCGTCAGCGCGCGTCGCAGCGGGCTACCAAGCAGATGCTGCGAAGGATCGCCGGCGCATTGTCGAGTTGCGCGCCGAACTGGAGAGCGTGAAAGGCGGTGCCGCATGACCGCCGCCAGCGGTAAGCACGGCTGCTGCGCCGACAAGGCGTGCAGCGACAGCACCTGCATGGAGCTGCCCACGGGAAAGACGTGTGGCGACTGCGTCCACGTGCGCCGGTGCTGCGGAATGTTCGGGCACACGCCCACCGACACCTACTGCGATTGGTTCCCCCGGCGCTACCGCGAACCGGTGGCAACGGCTACCGAAGGCGGTGCGGCGTGACCGACTCCGACTTCTTCGCCGCCATGGCCGTCGGCATCCCGCCCATCACACCGCCCGCCGCACCGGCTCCGATCTGGATCGGCGTCGACCTGGCCAACGGCCCCGACATGCACGCCGAGGTCGGCATCGCCGCCGACGGCACGTTCCACGTCATCCCCCAGGAGCAGAACCATGGATAAGCCCACCTACAGCTGGTCCTTCGATGAAGAGACCTACCACGGCCACCTCGGTTCGATCGATGAGGCCATGAAAGCCGCCTTTGATCGAGAAGTGCGCACCGCTGATGCCGGCGAACTGCGGCCGGGCGTGCACATCGGCGAATGCGAGCCGTTCTATCCGGCCAGCCACTTGGACGCCGACGCGTTCATCGACTGGGCGCAGACGCAGATGTACGACGAACTGGGCGAGGCGTCGGAAGACTTCCTGGGCTCGATCACCGCCGAGCAACAGCAGGAACTGGTCAACTTCCTGGCGGACTGGATCGGCCGCGCCGACGCCGGAAGCAACTACTGGAAGGTCGTCAACAGCTCGTTCCACCGCTTCGCCGACTACGGCCTGCGGCAGGAGGCCGAGTAATGCGCCACCTGGCTCTGCCCTTCTACTGCGCCGTCATCGTCGGACTGCTGCTCGCGCTGCTCGCGCGCGCCATCTACACCGGCGCCGCGTCGTTCCTCCTGCCCTGCGCCGCCGGTATCGCCTATTTCGCCTGGTGCGGCGTGCGCGACCTGGTCCGGAACTGGCCAGCGTTCCGCGAGGAAATGCGACAGCGCGCGGCCGCACGACAGCGCGCGCCGCTGCAGGCCGACGACACCCACTGAGCAACCGCCCGCCCGGGGCAATCGGGCTCCGCGCCGGCCGGACTTCCACGCGCCGGCAACCCATCCACGGAGAGGCCATGCGCAACCAACTCGACATTTTCGACCACGACCCGGTGCGCATGGCCGCAGTGAACCGCGCTGCGGCGGAACACGCCCTGCACGACGTGCAGTTCACGGAAGCCATCCGGCAGGAGCGCCACGCCTTCTACAAGGCCGAGGCAGAGCGCTGGGACAACCTCGCCGCGCACAGCGCGCGCGCCATCACCGAACGCAAGGAGCAGCACGCATGACCACCGACAAGACCCCCGCCACCCTGGCTGTCGATGTGCTGGCGGTGATGGCTCGCGATGCTGCCTCCGCATTTGAGGCGCGCCATGGCGACCGAGAGATTCAGGAATTCCTTGGAAAAGAATCCGACGCAGCCCGCGTCGCAGTCGCCGAGCTGATTGAGGCCGCCTATCTGCTGCACGCGCTCGGCATATCCAATGAAGAGTTTCCGGACTGGCCGGCTGGGTGGGGTTGGGTTCGCATTCATGCCGCCCTCGCCCGCGTCAAAGGAGAATCAGCATGAGCAACGAAAAGACCCTGGCGACCGCGACGCACGGCGGATGCGTGCAGTTGGGCGATTGGCTGCCGCCGCTGCCGAAGGCCGGATACGTAACTGGGGGAGACTTCGGGCATGAGGCGCACAACGCCTTCACCCCCGAGCAGATGCGGGACTACGCACGCGCCGCCCTCTCCGCCCAGCCCTCCCCGGGTGGTCAGGATGCGATGCCGGCGCAATCAGCCTGGCTGCTCCCCGACGATGCCCGCATCGTCGGCGTAATCGCGGACAACATCGAGCAGGGCAAACTCGATCATCCGGGCTTCTACCGAAACACCCAGCTTGCTGAGGTGCTGCGGAGGATGCTGACTGCCGCCCTCGCCGCCCGCCAGCCGGTGGGCGTTGATGCTGCCACCCTGCGAGTGTTGTCCGACCGGTGGGCGAATGACCGCAATTACACAGGTAGTCCGGTGGATGACATTCGGGCTCTTATTGACGAACCGACTCCATCCCGCCAGCCGGTGGGGGAGCTGAATCTTCCGCCTGATGGGTACTACAAGATCGTGTACGACGACGCCCAGGTGCCGGACGAGAGCTTCGCCCGCACCGGCGCTCTCGATGCCGCATTGCGCCGATTTGAGCAGATCAGCGAACGGTGGAATGCGCATCTGTTCGTGCGGTTCGCCAACAACACCCGTGACTGCACCGTGCCCAATGCAACGCCCGCGCAGGCCGTGGACCTGGAGCGCGCCCGCAACGAAGGTCATGACGGGGCTATTCGCTATGTCCTCGGCTATCTCTGCGGAATGGGCGACTGGGGCAGCACTCAGTACGTTGAGATTCTCAACGGTTGCGGCCGTGAAAGCATCATCCGTTCGGCAATCGAAGACGGAGAGCTGGAATTCACCGGGCTGGGACGCTGGGTGGCAGAACGCGGCACGGACGAAGAGCGCGCCCTGATCGCCAGCCAGGCGGTGCGCAATGGCTGAGCGCGCCGTCATCAGTGATTGCGGTAGCTACCGCTACCTGCTCTCCCGCCCCTGCGAAGTGCTGCACCCGGAGCGCGGCACCGCGCTGTTCCTGATGCTCAACCCAAGCACGGCCGATGCCTCAGTGGACGATCCGACCATTCGCCGGTGCCGTGGGTTCGCCAAGGCATGGGGTTGCAACGGCCTGACCGTCGCCAACCTCTTCGCCCTCCGCTCGACCGATCCGGCGCAGCTGCTGGTGCACGCAGATCCAATCGGGCCTCTCAATGATGACTGGCTGCGGCGGGTCGCACGCGAATACGGCGACGTGGTGTGCGCCTGGGGTGCCAATTCGATGGCGTCCGGCCGCGGCGCCACGGTCGCGCGGCTCATGACCGACGCTGGTGCGCGGTTGTGGTGTCTCGGCACCACCAAGCATGGCGCGCCCAGGCACCCGCTCTATGTGCGCGCCGAGCAGCCACTGCTGCCCTGGCCGGAGCCGAACAATGGGTAAGGGCATGCCTATCGGTCTGTGCGGTGTCTGCGATGACCCGCTCGACCTCAGCGATGCCGGTGTCTGCAAGACCTGCGGCAACGGCTTCTGCTGGAACGAGTGCGGCCAATGGCACCGAGGCGAACACACCTGCTCCACCTGCATGGACGCCGACGAAGGCGACCAGGACGACGACGAGGACGATTCCAATGGCTGACGGCTCCCGCTCCTTCAACTTCCCCGCCCCGCAGCGCTCCCGCCTGCGCACCGGCGAAATCGTGGTGGATCTGTTTGCCGGCGGCGGCGGTGCATCGGAAGGCCTCAAGCAGGCGCTGGGCATAGATCCCGCACTGGCCTACAACCATGACGAGCTGGCCATCGGCATGCACGCCGCAAACCACCCGCTGACCCAGCACCACCGAGAAGATATCTGGCACGCCGACCCGCGCGTGGACGTGGCCGGCCGCCCCGTCGGCTGGTTCCATGCCTCCCCGGATTGCACGCACTTCAGCCAGGCCAAGGGCGGTCAGCCGCGCAGCCGGAAGACCCGCGCCCTGTCGTGGGTCGTGCTCAAGTGGATCGGCATGCTGCAGCGCGCGGATCGGCTCAACGGCACCAACACCGCGCCGCGCATCTTCTCCATGGAGAACGTGTGGCAGATCCTGACCTGGGGCCCGCTGATCGCCAAGCGCTGCAAGGCCACCGGTCGCGTCCTGAAGATGGACGGCACCGTCGCAGCGCGCGGCGAGCGCGTGCCGGTCGAGCATCAGCAGCTGGTGCCGGACAAGAGCCGCGCCGGCCGCACGTGGCGTCAGTTCGTCGCCGCGCTACGTGCGCTGGGCTACGCGGTCGAATGGCGAAAACTGGTGGCGAGCGACTATGGGGCCGGCACCAGCCGGGAGCGCCTGTTCCTGCTGGGCCGCCGCGACGGCGAGCCGATCGTGTGGCCTGCGGCAAGCCACGGCACCGCGCCCGGCCAGAAGCCGCGCGTATCGGCCGCCGACTGCCTGGACTTCAGCATCCCCTGCCCGTCCATCTTCGCGCGGAAGCGGCCGCTGGCAGACGCCACTATGCGCCGCATCGCCAAGGGCACCATGCGCCACGTGATCCAGTCGGCTGACCCATTCATTGTGCCGGTGACCCACCAGGGTGCCGACCGCGTCCATGGCGTGCACGAGCCGCTGCGCACCATCACCGCTGCCCAGCGGGGCGAGTTGATGCTGGCCATGCCCGAGCTTGCACCGTTCATCGCCGAGCACGCGAACAGCAGCCATTCGCTGGGCAGCATGCGAGCCGACGAGCCACTGCGTACCGTCTGCGCCGGCGTGAAGGGCGGCCACTTCTCCGTGGTCACGCCGATCCTTGCCGGCGTCGGCGGGCGGGCCGGCCAGTCGGAGCCGCGCTCCGGCGCCGACCCGCTGTACACGATGACCGCGAAGGCTGACACCGCGCTTGTGGCGCCGGTGCTGGTGCAGACCGGCTACGGCGAGCGCGAGGGCCAGGCACCCCGCGCGCTCGATCTGCAGCAGCCACTGGGTACGGTCGTGGCTGGCGGCGTAAAGCACGCGATCGCCGCCCCCCACTTGGTGAAGTTCCGAGGCGACAGCATTGGCACGCCGGCAACCGAGCCAGTGCCGACGATCACCTCTGGTGCTGGTGCCGCGCGCCCGGCTGGCGCTGCGCACGCGCTGGGCGTGTCTGCCGCTACGCTGGTCACCCTGCGCAACAACATGGCCGGCGCGGACCCGCAAGAGCCGCTGTCGACCATTGCCGCGCAGGGTGAGCACCACGCGCTGGCCACTGCATTCCTGGAGCAGGCCAACGGTGGCTTCTACGAGGGCGGCGGGCGCGATGCGCGCGACCCGGTCAGCACGATCACCGCCACCGGCAGCCAGCAGCAGCTGGTAACCGCAGACCTTGCCCAGCTGTCGCCGGAGCATCAGGAAGGCGCGCTGCGTGTTGCCGCGTTCCTGGTGAAGTACTACGGCACCGGCGCCAACGTGCCGGCGCTTCTCGACCCCGTCGATACCATCACCACTCGCGACCGCCTGGCGCTGGTCACGGTCCACATCAAAGGCACGCCCTACGTCATCGTGGATATCGGCCTGCGCATGCTCAAGCCGCACGAGTTGTACCGCGCGCAGGGTTTCCCAACCGGGTACATCATCGATCGCACTGCCAACGGCACGCCGCTCACCACCAGCGCGGCCGTCCGCATGGTGGGCAACAGCGTCAGCCCGCCGCCGCTGCGCGCCTTGGCTGAGGCCAATCTGGATCGGGTGCCGGCCGACATGGCGGTGGCTGCATGAGCGCGATGCAGTTCCCGGTGGCGCCGGCCGCCGTTGTTGACGCCACCAAGGCATCATCGCCGGTCGCCGCGGTGGTCGCCGCCATGCGTCGGATCGACCCGGCCGGCGGCCCTGTTGCCGCCGACCAGGTCCGGGCCTGGGCCAACACCCTGATGGCCGAGCTTTACTCGGCTCACGTGGCCCGCTGGGAGTACCGCCACAAGGACGACGTTGGCCCCGGTTGTTGGATGCAAGCCGATGCCGCGCAGGTCTGCTACGCAGATACGCGCGGCCTGGTCATCCGCGCCCTGTTCGACAAACCACGCGTGCCGCAGCCGGAGAAGGAACACGTGTTCCAGAACCGCAGCTGCACCAGGTGTGGCGACTCCGAAGATTGGGCCGGCCCCGACTGCATGCCGCCGGAGCTGCCGGTCGATCCGCGCAGCAGGCTTCCTTTCGATCCGCGCTGGCTGCTGCAGCCGCTGCAGTGGCTGATCGACGCAGGACCTATCCCCATCAACAGTTTTGACAGGCGTTCCAGGGCCAAGGAAGCGACGTTCCTCCGGGACCAACTGAATGCCTACATCGAGGAGTGCGAAAAGCCATGACACAGAAGCAGATCAGCCATCCCGAAGGACTGCCCAACTGCGCCGCTGGGCATCGCGCGCGCCACATCCACGACGAGCGGCGCGCGAGCGCCGGTGGTGGCCACCTGGTCGAATGCTGCTGCAGGTCGACCAGCAAAAAGGCGGACGCCGATGCAGCGCTGGCCGAGTGGCGCCGGATCAACCGGCCAGCGCGGAGCCCGCGCGCAGCACCAGCGGCGCCAAGCAACGTCGTCCAGTTCAATCTCGGTCTGTCCGAGCAATCGCCAAAGGTGCAGCGCGCGACGGGAGGTGGATATGGGAGCCGCTGAAAAGCTGGACATCGTCGGAAAGGACTGGCTGACCGTGGACGAGGCCGCGCACTACTGCGGCGTATCACGAAGCCAGTTCGATTCGAACATCGCCGACTACGGCATCGAACCCCGAAATTTCATGGGCAAAAAGCTCTACGAGAAAGCCGCCCTCTACTCTGCAATCTACGGCTCCAGACAATGGTCAAGGTCACAATCTTCTGGCGGGACGGCGCCGCGTACCTCAACTGGCGGGAAGGCGGCAAGCGAAGCCGTGTCACCATTGGTCGCGTCAGCCCACGCGAGGCTGAGGGCATACGAGCAGCGAAAGAAGCGGAGCTGACCCATGGAGTGCGCATCCTTCCCCGGCTACCCACGGTCAGGGACTTCCTGGAGGCATACCTGGATTGGTACAAGGCCGAGCATCCCACCACGCACGGCAAGGCAAAGAGCGAGGTCCGGCTGTTCATTGCCCGCTTCGGCCATCGCCCGATCGACACCCTGCGCCCGATGGAAATGGAGTCCTACAAGACGGACCGCCTGACCAAGGACAAGGTGGCCCCGGAAACCGTAGGCAAGGAAGTACGCAGGCTGCAGGCGGCGTTCCGTCGCGGAGTGAAATGGAAAGAGCTGGACTTCAACCCGCTGGAGGAAACCAAGGCACCGCGCGGGGTTCGTAGCGTGGCGGTGCGGTTCTACGACCGGGCGGCGATGCGCAAGCTCTATCGTGCCAACCCTGCCCGGGCAGCACTGTGGTTGTTCATGGCGCACACGGGGCTGCGCCGCGGTGAGCTGGTCGGACTGGGTAAGGATTCGGTGGCCGGGCGCAGGCTCAGAGTCGAGAGCGATCCAGACGAAGTTGGCCAGGGGCGCACGAAGTCGGGCAAGTGGCGCGAGGTGCCGCTGAATCGGTATGCGCGCTGGGCGCTGCGCCACCTACCCGATCCGCTGGTGGCCGTGCACAAGGACACGGTGTCGGACTGGTTCGCCTCGGATGCCAAGCGGGCGGGGATCGGTGGCAGCCTACACCGGTTGCGGCACACCTTCTGCGCCCACATGGTCATGGCCGGGGTGCCGTTGCGACGGGTGCAGATCCTGGCCGGACATGCCGATTACGCCACAACCGAGAAGTACTATGCCCACCTGACGCCTGAGGGCGACGATGGCGCAGTGGCCAAGCTCAAGTACTGAACGGGACCGTTGGGACCACTGGGACCAAATCCTGTGGATATGCGGGAAACAGTGGGAAATGAACACCACTGAGGCTGCCTAAGTTGTTGATTGTGGTGACCCCGGCCCGATTCGAACGGGCGACCTTCCCCTTAGGAGGGGGACGCTCTATCCAGCTGAGCTACGGGGCCATGCAGCCGCCAAGTTTACAGGCAAGCCGCCCTGCCCTCCAAGCATTCATCTTTCCCGGTCGTACCGTGCGCCCTCCGCTGGCGCGTCGCACCATGGGCAATCGGGCGGCTCTGCTACCATCGTCGGCTCAGTTCGTCGCGCCCCCATCTGCCCGCGACGGCACCAAACACAACGTAACGAAACACAGGAGTCTGCATGTCTTCCGAGCTGCTCAAGTCCCTTGGTCTGGACGCGATCAACGCTGGCACCTACCTGGGCAACGGGGAGTGGTCGAGCGCTACCGGCGGTGAGCTGATCACCCCGATCAACCCGACCACCGGCGAGCCGATCGCGCAGGTCCGCGCCACCACCGAGGCCGAGTACGAAACCGTCATCGCGCGTGCGCAGGAAGCCTTCAAGGTCTGGCGCACCACCCCGGCTCCGCGTCGCGGTGAAGCCGTGCGCCTGTGCGGCGAAGCGCTGCGCAAGCACAAGGACGCCCTCGGTTCGCTGGTTGCGCTGGAAATGGGCAAGAGCAAGCCTGAAGGCGATGGCGAAGTGCAGGAGATGATCGACATCGCCGACTTCGCCGTGGGCCAGAGCCGCATGCTGTACGGCTACACCATGCATTCGGAGCGCCCGGGCCACCGCATGTACGAGCAGTACCAGCCGCTCGGCCTGGTCGGCATCATCAGTGCGTTCAACTTCCCGGTCGCGGTGTGGGCATGGAACTCGTTCCTGGCCACCATCTGCGGCGACATCTGTCTGTGGAAGCCGTCCAACAAGACCCCGCTGACCGCCATCGCCTCGATGCGCATCTGCAATGAAGCGCTGCGCGATGCCGGTTTCCCGGATCTGTTCTTCCTGATCAATGACGCCGGCACCGCACTGTCGGAAAAGATGGTGGCCGACAAGCGCGTGCCGCTGATCAGCTTCACCGGTTCGACCCAGGTTGGTCGCACCGTCGCCGAGAAGGTCGCGCACCGCCTCGGCCGTTGCCTGCTGGAACTGGGCGGCAACAACGCGATCATCCTCGACGAAACCGCCGACCTGAAGCTGGCGATCCCCGGCATCGTGTTCGGTGCCGTCGGCACTGCTGGCCAGCGCTGCACCACCACCCGCCGCCTGATCGTGCACGAATCCATCCATGACGACGTGCTGGCCACGCTGGTCAAGGCGTACAAGCAGGTGGAAGGCAAGATCGGAGATCCGACCGACCCGGCCAACCTGATGGGCCCGCTGAACAGCGACGGCGCCGTGCAGCAGTTCCTGGCGTCCATCGAAAAGGCCAAGGCCAGCGGCGGCACCATCGAAACCGGCGGCACGCGCATCGACCGCGCCGGCAACTTCGTGCTGCCGGCCATCGTCACCGGCCTGAAGAACAGCGATGAAGTGGTGCAGCACGAAACCTTCGCGCCGATCCTGTACGTGATGAAGTACAGCACGCTGGACGAAGCCATCGACATGCAGAACGGCGTGCCGCAGGGCCTGTCCTCCTCGATCTTCACCACCAACCTGAAGACGGCCGAGCGCTTCCTGTCGGCGGCCGGTTCGGACTGCGGCATCGCCAACGTCAACATCGGCACTTCGGGCGCGGAAATCGGTGGCGCCTTCGGTGGCGAGAAGGACACCGGCGGTGGTCGCGAATCCGGTTCGGATGCATGGAAGGTCTACATGCGCCGCCAGACCAATACCATCAACTATTCGGATTCGCTGCCGCTGGCCCAGGGCATCAAGTTCGACCTGTGA